TACCAAACTCAGTGATATTAATGTCAGTAATTCTACCATTAAAAATAGATGCTGTTGCCTTTGCCCCAGTACCGTTGCCGCCTTCATCAACAATGTAAACAGAAGGGACATCATTATATCCAGAACCACCACTTAAGATTTCAATACCAGTAACTCTACCGTCAGAGTCAACAGTAGTATCTAAAACTTGAGCACCAACTGGTTCAATAATCTTGACTCTAGGAGTGCTGGTATAACCTTGTCCAGCGTTAAGAACCGTGATAGATGCAACTTCACCATTAGAGTTCAATACTGCCTGCAAATTAGCTTTGATTGCATTTGCACCAGTAGGTTCATCGACATAAATTTCTGGTGCTGTTGTATATCCAACACCACCACTTGTAACAGGAACAGTGCCGCTGATAGAACCATTAACAATAGTGATATCCCCAATAGTAGCACCACCTGGTTGTTTAAAAGTAATTCTAGGAATATCAGTATACCCACTACCAGAATCTAGAAGGAGCAAAGAACTAACACTACCATTAGTTACAGTTGCTTTGATAGATGCCGTTGTGGAACCTACAGAAGTTGGAGATACAACGTTAACAATTGGTGGATTTGTATCACTATATCCAACACCACCACTAATTAACTGAAGATTCTTTACACCATTAATCTGTGCTGTAGCAGCACCACTAGAACCATTTTCACTATCAATACTAATTTGAGGGGGGAATTCAAATCTATATCCACTACCACTATTTGCAATAGTAATAGTTTCTAATTCACCAGTATTAGTAACTCTAGCAAAAGCAGAAGCATTATTACCATAAGAAGGAATTGATGCTTCAATATGGAACATATCTAACTTTCTACCCTTAACAGGAGTAAAAGTTCTAAAGATGATTGAATTACCATCAAATACATAATCAATTTTTGGTATTAATAAAGAACCATCATAGTAAGCAACAATATATTCATCAACTTCGGGGAAAAATGCTGTACCGTTGATAGTTATTTTAAATTCTTTAACACCATCTCCAAAACTACCAGAAATATCATCAATGTTGACGATATTATTTTCTAAAAATCCACTAAAAAATTTAATACTAGTTAAATCAGCACTATCCGAAGTTAAAACTGCTCTAGGGGCAGTTGTAAAGACAATATCACTACCACTAACAGTATAATCCCTACCAGGTACAAGATACTCACCATAAACCTGAACAATTAGGTGATTTGCACTAGGAGGACCAATTGGTCTATCTTCAGCAGTTAATGCAAATGAACGAGTAGTTCCATCAAAACTACGAAGAGGACTTTGAAGTTCAATTTGCTTCAGTTGTACCTGTTGATATGAAATACCAGGACTAAAAGCAATATTTGGTGCTGAAGAAACACTTTCATAAAAAATTACTTCATCACCAATTAAAATCGTACCATTTTCCGCCAAAAACTTATCAACGTTCTCTACAGAGATTGTAGTAGACTCGTTGCTGATATTTTCTACAAGAGAAGTGCTTCCATCTAAGATATCAATATCAAGTTGATCAATATCAAGATATCCAAGAAAATTATTAAGGACATTTTGTCCTAATCCCGTTTTTTCTTGAGACTTGTAATAATACTCGACAAACTTTGAAAACAGTTCATACTCCGTAGAAATAAAGTCTGGGAGTTGATTAGAAACTGCGTTTGAGACCTTATTAATATTCATCTAACTACGTAAAACAGGCGGATGTATTGACAGAACCACTATTATCAATGTCGGGGACATCCAGAAGTTCTGGAACAACATTAAATACTGATGGCGTCAAACTATTTAGTGGGATTGCCGATGGGAACTGTGTTCCAATTGGAGAAACTGCAATCTCTGGACTAATGACATTAATAATAGTTCCAGGAGTCGTTGCGGGGATAACAGAACTGTTTGAAGGAATGATTTGAACAGGGATACTGAGACCTGTTGGAAGATTATCAATATTTACAACCGAACCTGCTCCAGTTGTGCTATCAGTAACAGAAATATCAGCATCAGCAGGATTTTGTCCACCTGCACCAATAATATTAATTGGTCCAAAGCAGATTTCTCCCGTAGAATAGTTTACAGTTCCTGCTGCATTATTAGTATATACTTTTCTGTTACCTGTATTGTAGAAGGTCCTCAGATTACCATAACCATCATCTTCAAAGTATTGGTCAATTCCAGGTCTATCTGCTGTTCTGAAGGGTCCTGAGAGGATTACAGGTTCTTTCTTACAATCACCATCACTACCATCTTGAGAAGGAGCACTATTGTAAATAGGAGACCCTGTAGAAATGCAATATGTATTGGTTTGATTTGTATTTGGTTGAATATACTTTAAGATTGTAATTTGAGTTGTAACATCAGTGATACACTTATTAGACAACTCAATTGCTCTTTCAAATTGCTGAGTACTGAAAGAGGCATTGAAATTATTAATTTTAGACTGTGTTCCCCAATCAAGAATTGCTGCAGAAATATCAGATTTAATTTGAGAGGTATTTGAACCACAACCAGTGTCGTAATTAACAAAAATCTTAGGATTAATGTAGATATTATCAGGGTCAGTAACTACAACTTCAATAGATGCCATACCGTAACTTCTTAACTGAGAAGAAAGACTCTTTTTGGTCTGGTCATTAAGATTTGAACCTGTTTTGGTTTTTACAACCAAATAAACTTTGCCATAAACAGGAGGATTCAAAGAATCTCCACCAAAAGCAACTACAGCAGCAGCATTGGAGTAAATATTTTTAGTAATGACTTCATAGTCTTGAGCAGTTACTGCTCTGTATTGAGCAGAGTAATATCTTGGTGCATAATACTTAATCGATTCAACTGGTTCTGCGTCATCACCAAGAACTGCTTTAGATTTTACAGTTACATTAACAACAGAAGGAGAATATGATGTTTCATTACTATCTCTTACTGTTCCGACAAAAGCAAATGTTTGAGTTCCATTTGCCGATTTGCCAGCAGTAACCATATAGCGAAGTACAACAACTTCACCATCCTTTACAGAACGTCCAATACTGTCATCACCAAATCTGATTTGATAACGCATGTCATCAGTTTCAGAAATAAAATATACTCGGGTAGTTGCTTCTAAATTTGTAATGTTGTCTACTTTAGAATACAAATCAGAATTTGTTGAAGTTTCATTAGGTTTTACCCTAACACTTAAAGTAGAAATATCGGCATCTTCAGAATTGATGATATATTTTTGCTTAGCAAAAGTATTGACAATATAACTGTACTCAATAAGACTACCTTCGTAGATTTCTAAATTGTCAAACTCAGCAATACCTGTAGAGGGATTTACTTCAGCAGTAACATCATCAAGAACATTCCAAATATAATTACCACCTGTTGCAACAGGTCCTCTAGGTAAAGTTGCAGATGAGGGATAAAATCCATTAACCGCTTGAGTCTGTACTTTTAAGTTTAGACATGCTTTTGAGCAAATAACAGACCTAGGTGTATAGTTTAAAAGTTTTGCAACTTTTACAATATTATCTCTAACACTTGCAGATGGCAAAAATGCCTCATTCAATGCCATATTAGCATTAAAGGAGGTATAGTAAGTATTATATGCTAACGTATCAACCAAATACGACAATGCAGAACCTTCAAAATCATAATCGCTAAACTCAGTACGAGTTCTTAGATATGATTTAATAGAATCTTTGATATCTTCAAAGTCTAGTGCTGTTAAATTATTTGGTTGCATTATTCGGGTCTCTGTAATACAAACGTGATTGTCTCTAAAATTGGCACTCCAATAACCTGATACTCAACAGTTACGTGGATTTTATTATTTTCGTAATATGGAGTTAAATCCACATTGATTAACTCAACTCTAGGTTCATGATTGTTAATTGTATTTATTATCTCCTCATAAATCGAGTCTAAGGTAAAAGGGTCCAAAGGCTCGAACAAAAGTTCGTAGACTCTAGACCCAACCAAAGGAGAAAATGGTTTTTCTCCTGGAACTGTTAAGATAAGATTTTTGATTGCCTGTTTTATAGAATTTTCATTCGTAACAGAAGAGACATCATCAGTAAATAAATTACGAGCGAAAGTAACGTTAAAATCTTTAAACGATTTTGAACGTTTTACATTTTTACCCGCAATTGGTTTGAGAGCCATTACATTTTAGCACTATCGTACTATTTATCCTACTTTCCTTGACCCCGATATCGCTTTTTTGCCTTATTGCGAGAGGTAGAAGCATACTTGGTGTGCTGACCAGAACCCTGACGTGTTTTTTTCGGTTGCGAATCGATAAAAACAGAACCCAACAGGGACTTTTTCATTTTTGCCATAGGTATCTTATTGAATGACCTTCACATTATAGCATATCAGGCAGCAGCACCGCCACTCATTTCAACAAATACATTCGGACTACATCCAGTAACTACCGATGTGCAAGGGAATGCTGGTGATTGGTCACCCATCAGGTCACCAAATTTAGATACACGAACCTTACCAATAAAAACAGTCTTAGCAGTTGCCATAATCTTCCTAGAATGCCCTACAGTAGGTTCTCTGCCCGCTAAGGTGCCTACAGTACACCACCAGGCAGCATTGGGTACTGTACCACCTGGACAACCCTTAGGAATGCCAGTATAAGAAACCGTGTGTACAGTAAGAGTTGGATGTGGGGTAAGAATATCTTGGTCCACCATAGGAACAATTTTATTTACAACTACTCTTGCAGCTGCTGCTATACCAACAGTGAGAGGTAACTGAGGAGTAGGTGCCCATAAAGTAGTAGCATTCATCTCCTGAACTGTTTTAGGCACAATTTTAGGGTCTTGAGGGGGCATAACACACCCAGGTAGAATACTTCCACCTAATCCTGCATGATGTGAGGAACCAGACCCCAATCCATGCCCTGAGCAACTGCCCATGAATAATCCTATTCCGCCTGCCATATCTTAAGTCTGTAAAAGTGGATTTCCGTTTGCTTTAGCAGCAGCTACAACAGTTTGTGCAGAACGAGTCATATCATGCAAGAACAACATTTTTCCAGATACTTCCCATGCCTTACAACCTGGTCCGTGTGGTCCTGTCACAACACAACTTCTAGAAGTTGTAGTGGTAATTCCCGTTTCGGGGTCTGTAGATGAACTAGTACTACCAGGAGTTGCACCAGGAGCAGGACAAATATTCGTATCAATTCCACTTGTAGTTGGTGAACAACTAAGAGTTACATTAATTGTAGCTTTATCAGTGGGATCTGCGCGATACTGCCGTATAATATATTTAGTATATTGAGAGGAGTACGGTAAGTCACCAACTCTACCTTGAACAGTCTCAATCAAAACTTCTGGTAGATTGTTGTACTCAGGAATTTGTAACTGAGTAATATCATCAATACTTTTGTTGATACGTGCCTTTCTATCTGCTTCTTCATTCAAGATATCAGTAACCTGACTCTTATAATCAAGATTCTGTAAGTGCTTCATATCTACACTTTTCACTAAAATATCTCTTAGCGGGTCTGTTTTTGCCTTACTGTGTAGACTTTGCGCTAGTGCGTCCAATCTATTCCTTTCAGGGTCAAATTTAACCTCAATATTATCTGCATTAGTCCTAAATGTAATGTCTTCAGGGACTGTATTTTGTGTATTTTGGAAATCTTCCCGTGCTCCTGGTGATTCTTGACCAGGATATGCATCAAAATACTCATTATATCGCTCCCCTCTACCAGGTTCATACCCTTCATTACTATATTTGGTCGTTGCCTTCTTATAGGTGTTAGAAATATAGATTCTTGGTGGGTCATTTTCATCATATAGCGTGCCACCATCAATAATTTTGATAGATGACAGCGATCCACCGACAAAAATGCCCTCAACAATCGCTTCTCTACCGTTTGTTGCCGTTGGACCCGCAACAACTAGTTTTGGATCTTCACCATTTAGGTATGCTCGCGTCAAATTTGCTCCAACTTCAGTGATTGTGAATCCAGTTACGACGCCATTTGTTACAGTTGCGGTTGCTTCTGGTAAATTTACACCATTCCAGACATCAGGACTGTTTTTATCGACACTTGCAGTGACATATTGCACCGATTTTTCCGTAAATTCATATCTTCCAACTAAACATGCTCTATCTGCAACACCAAATCCCGCTTTTACAGTGATAATATGGTTACGACTTGACGTATATTGCGTATCTTTGGCAAAATTACTACCAGTTCCGTCCAAATATGCGACATGATAAGGAAAATTATCCAAATCTGTGTGGTAAACGCGGAGAAGAGAGTGTCCATTAATGGTATCACCCGCTCTCATAACGTCAAAACCCTGTTGTCCCGACACAACTTGCACTGGACCAATAGCAGTAACCTTCAAATCTACTTCAAGAGTCGTTTGAGTAGTATCAGGATGGGTGTGAACATACTCTAATTTGAATGTATCATTGACTGCATAGTTACTTCCTGGGTTCATTAACTCTAAAACAGTCCATCTAGTGCCTGTAAACACAGCAGTAGCGCCAGATTCATCAATAATTGGTTCGATTCTTACTTTTACTCTAAATCCAGTCTTAGTTGCAGTCTCTAATTCTTGGTCATAAATTTCAAAAGTGTTAAAATTTTCATCTCCAGTTTGCCAAGGATTTTGAGTAGACACATATGTTGTACCTACTTGTAAGACTTCATCATATACATCAGTATAAGTTGCACCATTATAAGAAAATTGAAAATCTGTTACACCATTAGGTAGTGTAGTAGATAACTGGTCATATTCAAATACTACTTTGTTACTATCTGTACCAATTCCAAACAAATCAGGAAATGGGCAATCGTCATCATTTGTAAGGTTTTGACCACTGTAAGTGTACTTTACATCAGTTTTTGCTGGTGTGCATGTATGTGCTGTACAAGGTATACATGCAGTTTCAGAGGTAGTAGTTGAACTACCTGGGTTATATCCTGGTTGACCCTGTGTACCCGATGAGGGAGTTGTAGCAGTGTCAGTACAGGTTTCGATATAATACACATTACTACCTGCACCGCCCGCTCCAGGAGTCCCAGAAGTATCAAAGAGATACGATATCCAGGTATCAGAAGATTGCCAATCAAAAGATAACTCATTTGGATAGTAATCATACACATAGTCACCTGCACCAAAAAATCCAGTAGCACATCCTGTATATCTTAGCTTACCACAATTAGACGTGGTTCCGCTCGCGCCACCGTCATCATATCCACCTGCTCCTGCTTTATTTGATTGTTGATAAGCAACAAATACTGAATCATGCATAACTGCATCCCCAGTACGCTTAGGAATATTATAGTTCCCTGTACGAAATTGAGTAGTTGGATATTCTGTATACTCTGTGGAGACGCCCGCGCTACTACTTACTGCCTGTGGTCTTCGGCGGGTACAATGGTCACCTTCCTCACAAGGACTTCCTTGATTTCTACACCCTGCCATTTTCTAACCTCTCTAAACGTGCGTAGATTAAATCTAAGTTCTCACACAGTGTAAAATAATCTTCATTCCCTGGGGGTTTATAATATGTCTTGTCTGGTGTGGGCATTTCTTGCACAGTCTCCTCCAGTGATTGCAATCGCTTCCCAATTTTCACAAGGAGGTCGTTTAACATCTCATGGGAATCGGCATTGTCTTTTAATGCCTCAAAAATTTCATCATTCGTCATCTGCTTTTCGGAGGGTGAATGCTGTGCCATCTTCTGTGATTTCATAGTCTAATTCTACACCAATGTCCCATCCCAACTCCTCACATACTTCATATGGAATTGTAAGGATTAAATCACCAAAATCATCTTCTTCTAGTCTTGTGGTGAATCTATGGGACATAATTCTACATACGATTAATTACCTGTGGATTGTCTGTTGGATTATCTTCTTTCCACTCAATCCATAGTGTATATAGATCATCTACAACTTGAGAGGCATAAGAAGACGCATAATAGTCTGCACACTCGTACATACGAGGGTCTAGAAACCCCTCATGCCTCAGTAATTGCTCAATTGCCCATACTCGGGTCTCTTGCCTCTCTACGCGGGTCTTGGAGTCCATTTTTTACCTCAGAAAATTTTTTTAAACCTGTGGAAAACTTTTTTAAAATAATATCTCAAACGCTCTGGGGAACCTTTGTAGGTTAGGGTAGTGGCCGTTTTTTATATTTAAGGGGGCCAATTTAACTGCCCCCAGTAACATCGAAGACTCTCTGATTGTCTCTCCTAATTATACCTTACTCTGCACATAGTTGTCAACACATTCCCAAGACCATTTGATATGTTTGATATAATCGAATGGCGACATTCTCGGAGTGTTTGGGTATGCATC